CTACTCGAAATGATACAATATGCAGATCAAGCTATGATGCAATGTATAGGAGTAACTTCTGACTTTATGGGAATAGCTGATAGTAAATTAATGACTGCTCAATTAAATGCCCAGTTAGTTCGTCAAGGACTTATGGTGTTGGCTCCATATTTTGATGCTATTAAATTATTTACTCAAACCAATGGTCGCATATTCTATGATTGTTTTAAGATATTGATGGAGAATTGTGAATCCAAACTTATCGGTCATATTACTAATGAATCAAATATTAAAAATGTAGAGTTCCTGCGAGATAATCTAGACATAGATTATGATGTGGTTATTGAAGATACTCCAATGACTCCTGATCAAAGACAACAGACATTTGAGAAAATGCTTGAGTTGCAGAATGTATTTAACTCTAGTCCTAATCCAGTTAACGTATTACCTATTGCTATGGAATATGCTCCATTTAATGGTGATCAACTGGAGAAGATCAAAGTTATGATGCAACCGCCTCCTCCACCACAACCAGATCCAGTACAACAAAGATTACTTGAAGCGGAAAGTTCTTACAAAGAAGCTTCAGCTAAGAAACAAGAAGCAGAGGCTTTAAGAACGCAAATAGAAGCGATGCTTAAACAAACTGCCCTTGTACATGCCGACGAAATTGCAGAAGTTGATCTATATAAAAAGACAACTGCAGCCGAATATGATCAAGTTAGAGCATTAAAAGGACTGCAAGAACTTCGTCACCCACAACAATAAAAGGATGAAACAATGGATGAATTACAAGTAACTAACAATAATATAGCACCTATTCAATTGAATAAGGAACCAGAACTAAAACCAATACTTACTAGAAAACAGGAAGCCGAATTACGTAAAGAAGAATTCTTTAAAGAATTAAACAAAGCTCATGGTATTCAAGAAGAAGCTCCAAGGATAGAAGAACCTAGAGAAGTTCATCCAGAATCTGAAGAGATCAAAGAACCAAACGATCATGATGAATCTTTTGAGGAAGAAAACGAATTAGATAATAAACCAATCCCGAAAAAAAGATTCGACAAAGAATTAGAAAAGCGTAAATTGCTCGAAGAGGAATTAAAGCGTGAAAGGGAATCTCGTATTAAATACGAGACAGAACTTTCATTATATAATAAAGCCATTTCTCAAATGAGTGAACAGAAACAAGCAGATCATTCTCCTGAATTAGATCCGATTGACACTGACGCTCACAATCTTTATATGAGAAAGATTAAAGAACTTGAAAACAAATATGAGCAGCAGAATAATTCGATGTCTGAATATAGAACCAGACAAGAATTCGCACAAACTGTTGATAAGCAGGCTGCTGAATATTCGCAAAAACATCCTGACTTTACAGATGCTTATAATTATTTGCTCAACATTGAAGCTCAAAAAGTAAAATTATTAGGTTATGGTGAACAAGAAGCTAATCAATATGCATTACAACAACTTCAGCCAATTGCTTGGCAAGCTTATCAAAGTGGTAAAAATGTCGCAGAGATTGCTTATAATATGGCTAAAAACTATGGTTACAAAGTGGCTACTCCGTCAAATATTAGCAAACCTAACCTGGATAGCATCGATAGAAACATGCAAAAATCCTATTCCGCTCTTAAAGAGGTTCCAGGTGTTAGTACGTCTGTGGCTCCTGAAAGTGCTGCATATAATAATCTTGATGGTTTCACGAGGAATTTAGGTAGTTTAAACAAACGTGGAATTGATCAATCTAAGTTTTACGAAGCTATTGAAAAGATTAGAAAGGCTGGTCTATAAATAAAAAGAGCGTGGAAAATAAAGAAGGCTAAAGATTCCACGCTCTTATCAATTCTATTAAATCACGGTAATAGATGAAGACAATTATACACCGTTCTTGTGGTAATGCCAAGCTCTCTTGCAATTCTCGCTTTAGAAACTCCTTTTTTTAGACAATCATCCATGTAATGAAGTTGCATCTCGCTTAGCTTAATTGCCTTCTTTGGACGACCTTTATATTTACCATCTGCTTTAGCTCTGGCAATGCCTTCTCTTTGTCTCTCATGTAGTAATGACAACTCGAATTGTGCAACAGCTCCCATGATAGTAAGCATTAACTGACCCATTGGGTTATCTCCGCCATCAAATGTCAATCCTTCTTTGATAAATCGTATAGTAACTTTGTTACGATTAAGATAATTAACAAGATGCAATAGATCCTCAACATTTCTGGCTAACCTATCCATAGAATGCACAACAACAACATCCCCTTCACGAACATAAGCTAACATCTCCTTCAAAGCTGGTCGTTCAATTGTCTTTCCGCTGACATGATCAGTAAATATTTTATCTAATGCCATTTCATGTAGCTGTCGTTCTGTTTTTTGTTCAACAGTACTGACACGAATATAGCCGACAACCTGATTGTTAACATATTTATTCATATTAAAAAACCTTTATAATCATTAACAAAAATCGTTCTGCACAACGGTAAAAAGCTTAACCTAGATGAAAGATAACATCTAAGGCCCTACGTACGATATCAGACGAAAGTAAAATTGCAACTCTATTTTTCTCAAATAGCCATACATACCAGTCGTGCGTTATGGATTACTTGTATTTCACGGTTTATTTTCCCAAAAGTTTCCCATTTTCCCAACTTGACCTTTATATTCATTGTTGATTCATTGTTTCGTAATTAAATATTGACACAAATAGCTCTATTAGTACTTACACAATTCTCAGTTGGGCGATAGGTGAGCTCTAGGTGGGTAATACCCAATTATTTTCTATGGGTGTAACTGTATTACCCAACCGTTAAATATATTTAGTGCATTAACCTACCAAAAAAATACCAAGGTTAATGCACTAGACTAACAAATACAAAAACATGATCCCTAAATATTTATTAAGCTGTTAATAAAAAATTAATCTATTTGCATATAATGATTATGGCTTTTAAAAAAGGAGAAGCAATATGTTCGACGAATTCATTAAACATTTGTTAATTGATGTTGGGTTATTATTAATTTTAGGAGCTGTAGCATCAAAGCTATTCCTAATATTAAAAAACGATCTAGAAGAAGTAAAAAGTAAACTGAACAATCTTCAGTCCGATGTTAAAAAGGACGTATGATTAACCTGATATATTTCATTCTTAGTATATCAGTTGTTTTTATATCCTTTATATATTCTCCATTAGATTTGGAGGATTATTGGATACTCGGTGGTTTTTTTTTATTTACTTATTTGGTTTACACAATCGACAAGGAGCACGAGAATGAAAATAACCGTAATAACTAGGAATGATTTATTATTACTACTTACTAGACATTTCCCATTCCCACAAAAATACATATTTAGAAAATGATTACTATACTTGGTGCATTAGTTGGTTTATTACCAAACCTATTCAAATATTTTCAGGACTATCAAGATAAGAAGCAAGAATTAGAAATAATGAAGCTTCAAGTTGGCATGATGCAAGCTGGTCTGAATACACAATTACAGGAAGTAGCTATTAATGCGCAGGTAGCTCAAACCGCTTCAATGTATTCTAATATGAAGGTTAATATTCCAATAATTGACGGAATAAATGCATTAATCAGACCATTGATTGCCATTATCTATACAATACGCATGATTATGTCTATTACTCATCCGGAACTTGTAAATCTATTAGATCATGATTATGGAATATATAGTTGTATAATATCATTCTACTTCGGTGGATTGGTAAGATTTAAATAATAAAAGGATAAAAAGATGAACGAACCAGAGAAAAAAGAACTAACTCTTATGTATGGCAATATACAAGGAGAAGAGAAATTTAAATTATTTGTTAAAGATTCTGATGAAAGTCTCTACATTACAAATAGAGATGAAGAAGAAAATCTGATTAACTATGAGAAAGTTATTTCTCACGATGAACAAGATGTCGGATTTAAACGCAGTGGAGAATTTTATGAACTATCTCCAAATAATGAATTTATCAGAATAAAGTGATTAATGTCCCTCAGCAAGCTTCAGAGATAGTAAAACATTTTGAGGGATGTAGATTACAAAGATACATTGATGTAGACGGTTTCCCTACCATTGGCGTAGGTCATCTTTGTAAACCAAATGATGGCTTAACCGAGATCACACAAGAACAAGCTGATGATCTTCTCATGCAAGATCTACAGATTGCTGCTAGCGCAGTAATAAGATTAACTTCATGTCCCCTGAACGACAATCAATTTGCTGCGCTAATAGACTTCGTATTCAACCTTGGAGTTGGCAGTTATCAAGCTTCAACTTTACGTATGGTTATTAACCGAGGCGATTTGGCTGATGTCCCTGCACAATTTAATCGTTGGGTGTATGGAAACGGTACGAAGATTCCCGGACTTGTAGCCAGAAGAAAAGCAGAAGCAGATCTTTTCTTCAGTTAAAGATTTCTTACCTTATTAATACTAATTGCAAAAAAGTTTATTTTCACATACAATTGTAATATATATTTCCAAACTAGCAACGGTTAATAGCAGAACGTGCCCTGTACACGGTAAAAACGGGGAGAGATAAGCAAAATGGAAACTCTTTAAACGGCTCATGTTTAAACCAACATGTTAATAAGGTTCGTGAGTTTGCCACGTTAAACAACACGTAGAGGAAATTAATCAACTGGTGACGATTTGTCACCGCTTAATTAATTAATTTACGTGGAGTTGCTTGAATGGCAAATACAATTTTTAGCGTAGATTCACCACAAACAGTAAAACTGTGGTCAATGCGAATCTACAGAGACTTCGTAACTGATACCGGAATGCTCGCAGCAATGATGGAAGCAGGTATCATTAGGAAGCACGAAGACACAAGCGAAAATGCTGGTGACAGAGTTAGAATATCTTTCCTACAAAAACAAACTGGTGCTGGTCTTATTGGTAACGAGTCAGCTAACGGTAATGAAAATGCATTAGTGTATTTTACCGATGATTTATTAATCAACCAATTACGTTATCCTATCGAAATTCCTAATGTTATGACAATCTCTCAACAAAGAGTTGTTTATGACTTACCTGAAGATACATACAAAGTATCTATGGATTGGTTAGCACAACGCGGTATCGTGTCTGTTCTTTATCAATTAGCTGGTTTTAACGCAGCTACTTTCTCTTATCAAGGTACAACATTTACCGGTCCTAAAAGATTGACATTAACCGGTATGAATACTCCAATTGCTCCAAGTGCAAACAGAGTTCTCTATATTGGTAATAATACAAGTGATACAACAACCAATTCAGATACCACAGCTACTTTCAAATTGTCATTAGTTGACCAATTAGAAGCAATGGCTGAAATCGCTAATCCATATTATATCCGTCCATTGTCTGAAAATGGTGAAATTAAATATCATCTTTATGTTCATACTTTCCAATGGCAGCAATTAATCCAAGATACATCTGCACCAATTCAGTTCCGTGATATTTTCGGAAATGCAATCGCTTCTGGTGATGGCGATGGTGGATTTGGACGCTCTATGCTCTATTCACAAACATTAATTTTAAAAACTGACAAAATACCTAATGGCTTAACCGCTAATGATGGTACTGGTCTAGTTCTACCTAACGTACGTCGTGCAGTATTCTGCGGTCGTGATGCGGTGGCATTTGCTTTAGGTCGTGGTTATGACGACGGGAAGGAAATCGTTCCAGGATTCATGATCAGAGAAGATGTAATAGACATTGGTAATACAAGACGTGTGGCAATAAACGCATTATGGGGTGCTAAAAAAGTAACCTTTAATAACGTTGACCATGGCGTAATTGTAATTCCAGGTTACGTAGCTCAAACTGCTGCTTATTAAGGAGATATAAACAATGACTAATTATATAGCTACTCCTTTACAATCTAACACACCTTGGATTCCAGGTGCTACTTTTGTAATCGGAGCTTATTTTGAACTTACTGCTGGCCTTGCAAATGGTGATACCATTACTTGGCAAAATGCAATTACTCCTTCTGGAATAACTGCAATAGAAGTTAAAACTATTACTACTCAACTCGATTCAAATGCAGCACCAACAGGTACTTTTGAATTTGGTGATAGTAATGGTGATGCTTCAGCACTCGCTAGATATATTTCTGGTGCAAAAATGGGTTCAAATGTTGCAGGACAACAACTAATCACTTTTAGTAACGTTGCTCCAGCATTTACTGCAGGTGTTCAATCTGCGGGTGTTGGTTACAATTACTTTAATGATGAAAATTCTGCTACCAATGAAGCTAATGGCTTTGAGGACTTAATTCTTACTGTTACAGCTGGTCCAGCTACTGCTGCTGCAACTGGTACAGTTTGGATGTACTTCACATATTATTGTGTTGGTAATCCATAGGATTTAGGTATTTATTATGGCACTTACATTCGGACAGATGGTCGATCAAATACTAATGGAAACCAACAGAACTGGTAACCCAATATTTTCGACTGAAGTACAAAACGCGGTTGTGAGTGCCATAAAAGAACTTGAGACAGAGGAGCTATTTCTAAATCAGAAATTTGCTGAATTAGTTGTAGATCCTTCTTCTTTCAGAGTAGCGTTGCCTGAAGATTTCGTCTCAGTATTACTGATGAATCTATTAGATAATAATAGAAACACTATCTACACAGCTGCTTCTGGATTTAAAGAAACAACCTTCTGGTAATTAGAAACTTATCGAAATCAGTTTAATTTGCAATATGCGCAAATTGGAATCCCAGGATTTTGGGCGTTATATGAAAATTCAGTTCATTTATACCCAGTTGCTAGCTCAGACGGGCATTTCTTGCACTTATGGTATTATTTCCGCGATGGTTTTTACTTTGAGAATTATACAGAGCCAGGTCAAGGAAGCTACAATCAGACTTCTATTTGGCTTGGAGATTTCACACAGGATGTGACGAGATATACCGCTAGAGGTATATTCTACAGAGATTCATTACAAAGTCCAGAGCTCGCAGAAAGTGATATGAGAAAAGCACAAGAAGCTTTGGCACGACTTAAAATAAGAAATTCACAACGTGAAAATTTAAATAACATGAGCTATTAAGGAGCTTATCTATGGCTACAGAAACTACCAATTATGATCTATTACTACCCGTTCCACTTAGTCCAATTGATGCGAATGTGTGGGGTGGTTATTTAAATAGTAATACCACATTTATTGATGGATATTTTCTGTCGCTAGCTAATAATTTCTTCGGAACATCACAGCCAACAATTCCTGCTACTGCTGCGCCTGCTAATTGTCAATTTTGGATAAACAACACCAATGCTTCTTTATGGCTGTTAAGCGTTTTTGATGGTTCAACTTGGGTTCAAATAGGAACAATTAATCCTGTTTCTCATGTATTCTCTGCTTCTACCGGCGGAGGAGCTAACCCAATTAAATTCTTTGGTAGTGGAACATATACACCAAGTGCTGGTATAAGTTACGCAATAATTGAATGCTGGGGTGGTGGAGGCGGTGGTGGCGGATATGCTGGAAATATAACACAAAATGGTGGAGCTGGTGGAGGCGGGGCAGGTGGATATTCTAAGACTTATGCTTCACTTACAGCAATCGGAGGTTCGCAAGCCGTATTAGTTGGTGGACCTGGAGCAGCTGGACCTGCAGGCGCTAACAATGGTGGCGCAGGTGGTTTCAGTTCAGTAGGAGCTTTATGTGTTGCAAATGGTGGTCTAGGTGGTATTGGAAGTCCTGGGGGGAGCGCTCCTGGTGGACTCGGTGGCGCTG